TATTTATTAAAGGTCTTTTCATCTAAATCAAATTTCTTACTTACATAGTTTCCTATATAGTCAAAGTAACGACTAACAGTTTCATCCCAACTCTCACGTCGTTGTTCGTCTTCTTTCCACCTAGCATAGCGGCTTAAAGCAATAAAGTTTTGATAATCTGTTGGTAACATATTTCCCATATTAATTCCCCGTCTGCGTAGTTTTAAAGCCAACTATACTTAATCCACTAATATCAAAGATCATTTCTGTAAAGGTGCGTTCAAGCTCTGCCGCAACATTATTATCTGTTGGCATAGGATACTCTTCTGTATCCACCTCTACAGTAATCATCATACGTACTTTCATAGTCTACTTTCGACGACTTCTATTAATTTATTTAAGTACCATTGTGCCTTTAAAAGATCCTTTAGTGGATCTTCCTCATGTTTAAATCTATATCGTGTTACGTATTTTAGTACGTTTCCCTTCAAGTAACCTTCAAACTCATCGCCAAGCATAGAGTCAAATATAATTTGAATAGTCTCTCTGCCTGTCTTGTTATAATGTTCTGGTCTATTTACGTCATCAATCATCATTAAACTTCAACGTCACTACGTTGCCTTCTGTGTGTATTACAGGTTTAGTATTAACAGGCTCTTGTTTTTTAAAGAGATATTCACCGTCAGGGTTTTCCATAGCCATATCTACAATAGCTTGGGCCTTTTCTTTAACGTCTTGGTCTTGTTCATACAAAGGAACACTAGCACACACCATTTGAAGTACATGCAATAATTCACCGTAGTCTTCATCATTCATACTGTGATCGTCATGTACGATTGCTGATATATCTACGTCACCCGTCCACAAACCTTGTGGATCATAAACAGGTTGAAACTTTAGATAAAAACTATCTTCAGTAAACGCTTCTTTGAAACTAGTCATTTACGTTTTGTTCCTTTAAAGTCAACGAATTTAGCAATAGCAGGGTTTGGTGCTTCAGTCAACCAGTCTTCAGGTATGATCCTATCATAGTACAAGAATCCTTTCTGTATACACCACTTAGCATAGGTGTTCTTAGCGCCCTTGTATAACTTACGTCTGCTATTTTCAAATACAAAACGAATATCAAGTTCAGGATGTTGTTTCTTAATCTCAACATGCTTGCGCCTATCCGCTGACGTAAATAAACCTTTTGTTTCAATTATTATATTATTCGCTAAAACGAAGTCAGGGGTATAGGTTCTGTAGGCTAGATCTTCCCACTCAATCTTTATCTTTTCGTACGTGTACTTTACGCCCGTTTTATCTAAGGATTGAGCTATCTTTAGTTCTAGCCCTGACCTATACCCCTTTTTACGTGCAGCGCGAAAACGCTTTGCATCCATTAGAAAGACCAGATATTCCCTGCTTTAAAAGTTTTGTATCCGAGATTCATCATCTCTTCACGAATGGCACGTTCAGTTTCTCTGCGTGTTTCCATAAGACTACGTAGGTTTGCTGTGCGCTTTTCGTTATATTCTTTACGTGCAGCAGTAAGTTCCTCCTGCATGTTCTTAATGCGCTCTGCTAGTTCTTCTAGCGATAGTTCATCATATAAGTTAGTCATTGTATTTATCCTCAATATATACATAGTCCACCTCTGGTGGAACTTTAGCAGATGAAGGTATTGATGGGCGCGTCACTAACGTCTCCCAGCAATCCTCCTTAAAGTCACAGAATTTACAGACACTGCCGAGTATCTTATTACCTGTAGGTTTACCCCTGAAAAATTCAGGTTCAGGCTCAAAGCAACGCTCAAACTCGTTGGCGTCTATACGCTGTGCTGTACTATTTAATTTAGTAACTTCTTCGTCTATTTCAAGACCCTGTGCAGGAACATATTTAAATTGTCCATTGGCTTTGTTGACAACCCACCAACCACCTGCACGTTTGTTTGCAGCCTTTGCATAACCTGCTAATTGACCTACGTATCCGAATGCATCCCCTTTCTGTAAGCTGTTATAATCATTGAATTTATTAGTGTATGACCAAGGTGAAGCAGACTTGATGTCATCTACTGCACCGTCAATACTAAGGTCTGTTGTACCGTTTATTTCTTTACCGTCTTCAAGCTCTAGTGTGACGTGTTCACTATTGTCATAGGCTACACCAGCTTCGGTAAGAAGACCCTTAAACACTGCTTCTACTATATCCCCTAACATCATATTCATAATGAATGTAGTTGGTAAAGGACGGGCTGCTTTAGGTTTATTCTTCTGATACCAAAGCTGGCAGTAGGGGCGTCCGATATTAGACATACGAAGTCTAAACTCTTGTTGCCCCTTCCCACTAAACTGACGCTGCAATGCGTCCCGCACGTCAGACACAATTTGCTCAATGGAGGAATCAGACATTGAGGCAGTGCCATCGCGCATATTGGAAAGCAATGTATGCAGCATCAGTTCAGCAGGATGGTTCATCACGCAGCCTCTTCAGTGTCTACGTTAATGAACTCATTCACTAATTCTTTTGTGGAATCATCAACGTCTTCGACATTGTTTTCTTCCCATTTTCCTAAGACGTATGTGTTATGCATCTTAATAAAATCAAGGAAGTTAGTGAATGTTTCTTGGTCGCTATCTAGCATATCAAGCTTTGTTTTAAGATCCAAACTTAACTTAGGTACAAAGTAACTTTCACCATTGTTTAGCTCTCTTGCTTCAGAAGATAGCTTGATGTTGTAATGCATAGGTAAAGCTTGCATTCTAAACAGTTTATTAAAGGGAACATTAACAGCCGTAAATGCTTCCTTATTATCTACTTCCCAAATGACTGGAATTGGATCTGGTGTTTCAACAGCGTTTCCTTCAGCGTCCATTGCACCATTAACCGTTACTGTACCGAATATAGCACGAGTTCGTTTAGTGGCCCGGATAATTTCTTTTACTCCAGAAGGAACTTTATCCCAATCATCAAAGAATGTAGAAGGTTTACCGCAATTAAAACCGCCTTCCGTATCTTTAAGCTCTGACTTTAGATCATTTGCCATAAGAGTTTTCATCATATTACCAGATGAATCTCCTGTACCATTAACCCAACGTCTATAATAGACACGCTGCATGAAGGGACGTAAGGTTACATCTGTGGCATACAGTGTTTTACCGTCTGCTACAGGCTCTTTTAACCTAAAGCTTCCAGCTTCAACAACCTCTACGTTTACTTGCTTGCCTTTAACCTCTTGCTTTGCAGTGAGTGCTTTATGCTGTATACCAAGGCGTATAAGTGTAGGTGTTCTACTTTCATTTGCACCCGTTGCCATACCAGACAAACGTGCAAGTTCAGCAAAGTTATTAGTATCTAATGTTGTCATTTCGTTCATTTGAAACTCCTTTCAAGAGTCCGAAGTTATATCAGTTAACATCTTTAGTGTCAAGCCAGTTGGGGCCAATTTTTGCCTCCAAAAGCAGAGGCACATTAAAATCTATTCCCCACTGTATGTCAATAAGGTTTTTAAGATTTTTATTTGTGTCTTGTATTACATTCAATGCAAAGTTTACCTCCATAGGATGTACATCTAAAACGATTGAGTCATGTACAGTATTCACGATGCAGGTATCCTTACGCTCTAGCTGCTTTTCTATGTACAGCAAGGCAAGTGGTACAATGTCAGCAGTAGCAAATGACTGTACAGGATAATTCTTAATCTGCGTAAAGTACGTAGGAGTACCGTTGGCACGTCTTTCTACTTCAGGAAAAGCGAATGATCTACCAGACGGTGTTCTTATTCTTCCTTCGTTGAGTGCTTCTCTTGCGAGTTCTGTGTGCCATCTGGATATTCCTCTATACTTTTCGCCGAAGTGTTCATAATATCTTGCCTCTGAAGGTGAACGTCCGAACCCTGTTGCTCCGTAGAGTGGGGCAAATGTGTGTGCCTTCGCCTGTTGGCGCGACGTAGGCTGTCCTGCATCACTGATAACCTTTGCAGTATAGGAGTGTACATCAAAACCATTACTTACTTCCTCTATGGCTAGTTTATCTTGTGATAAGTATGCGGCGACACGAAACTCTAGCTGTGCAAAGTCAGCTTCAAGTATGCTGCCACCCTTCCATCGAGACACGAAACATTTCTTAACTGGAAATGTACCTCCGCGCGGCATGTTCTGCATGTTGGGATTACGTCCAGAAAATCTTCCTGTAGATGTGACTGTCTGTGTAAGCTGTACGTGCAGCATACCGTCAGCCTTAGTGAAAGTATCAATACCGTCTACGAATGAAGACAAATACGTTTCTACTGCACTAAGCCGTGTAACCTTACTAAGAAAGTTCTGTGCTACTTCATTCTTTGATCGAACAGCATTAGCAGCCAGTAATGTAAGGTCATTTTTATTGGTGCTAAATCCACTAGCACTAACCCACTTAGGATTGGGTGCATTAAATTTAAGACCTGCTATCTCATTAGTAGCTTCATATAGGCATCCTTCACCTTCACATACACCACACTTAGTAGGTCTAGCAAATGGTTCGCCATTCTTTTTAGTCTTACGTACCTTGCCTGTGCCGTAGCAGGTTTTGCATTGTTTGGCTTTTTGCTTGTACATAATTTGTGACATAGCAGATACTGTAGACCTAAAGTCAGCTTCGTCCATGCGGTCAGTAAAACTATCCGCCCATGTTTTTTTGTCTTTAGGTTTACGGGAATAAATTAACCATGAAAGTTGTTCAGGGCTATTTAGATTTAGAGGATAGTCACCCATCAAGTCACGCGCAATGTGGTCTAACTCTGTGACTAGATCATTACGTTCGCGTACAAATTCTTCTCGTACTTCGTTTAAGGCGTCACGGTCAACCTTGATACCTTTCTGGTTCATACGTGCTAGAGTTTTAGTAACTTGATTAGTTAGTTCAACAGTTGGCATCAAGCTGCTGTATTCATTAGATAATAATCTTCTGCGCTGTATCATCGAAAGCTCTTGTGTAGCCTTCAAGTCAGCAATCAAGTACTCAGTAAGTTCAGAGTGTGGCACATCTGCAACACTGTAACCTTTTTTCAGGTAGTTGTGTAATGTGTCTTGCTTTTTTACAGATAGGTCATATCGCTCCGAACAAGCGTCTAGCGACAGAGGATTCTTCTGACCTTCTTGTAAAACATATTCGGCAACCATTGTGTCCCAGATTGCCCCGTCGTACTCGAAGCCTGTTTCCCACAACCATGCGAGGTCATGTGCAAGATTATGCCCGATAAGGACAGTGCATTCAGAAAGTATCCTGCGTAAATCCTCAACACTGTCAGCTTGTTTCTCAGAGTGGTTAAATGTGAATACACGATGTTCTCCACTATCAAATAAAACACCCACCATGACTAGTGCATTAGTGGGTTCATAAGGGTCTAGGTGTAATTTGCCGCCTCGCTCTGTAACTGTATTCTCTACGTCAAGAACTACCTTCATAAATCCCTCCTAATGCACTTCGTCATCCACTCTGTAATGAACTACTCTTTCCCAGAAGTCAAGTAGATTTTGATGTGCTTCCCATATTGCCATCATTTCTTCGGCAGAGAAGTCTTGATCGTACATCTGCTGTGACATGATTAGCTTCGCTAACCTAGCCAGCATTTCAACTTCTGGGGACATGAGTATTAGTAATAAACTGGACTAGCTAATAGGGCTACTGCCCATATTAAAGCCCAGCCGCATCCTACTGCTG